TCATCCTGATATAGCCGGTCAGTGTCAATCCTCTCTCAAGAGCCTGTTCCCGGAGCCGTTGTTGCAGTTCCGGGGTGACTTTGACTAATAGTTGCTGGGTGTTGTTCATTGGATTGCCTCCTGTTGGTGTATCTCAACCGTGATACATCCGCCGTACTCGCCATGTCGTCCGGTCACTTCCTGGGCGATTGCTTCAACTTCCCTGTCAGTCCGGGAATAATCGTCGTATCGTTTGTTGGTGTGGATATGTAGCCAACCGTAAGCGGTGCCAGTACCATGTCCCACTTTGACGCCCTCGAAACCTTTGGCGGTGAGAGCCGCCTTGACTGCCTTTGTCTCTTGTACTCTTGTTATCATTTAACCGCCTCCATGTATTCTTTCAAGGTTATGTTGCCGTGTTCGAGGACAATCTGCTGCCATTTTACCCAAACGGAATGAGCGGGGCCAGATAGTTTAATTAACATTTAAGTCCGCTCTAACCCAAAGTAGGTAAGGTTTGCAAGTATAAAAAGATAGTTCGTTATCACGCCATGCGGTCAACTCTGGCCACCGTGTTGCTTGCTCTAATGTCGCTGGTTTAAGTCGTGCCGGGGCTCCCTTGTCGTTATCTTCCCAGAAGTAGTGGTAAGTCAGTTCGTCTGATATTTTGATTACTTCTTTGTACCCCACTGCCCTATTGATAACTCTGGCCTCTTTACCTAATTCCCGGCCAACCGCCTTGAGTATATAGCGATAACCGTCAATTTTGGCGGTGCGTTCCGGCCTCTTCCCGTTTGCGGTTCGTAATACGCCGTGGTTTTTCCCCCCGCAACAACATCGGCAGATATCCTCGCGGGCTTCCCAGCAAGCCTCGCCGCACGTTGCATCGGTAAGGAAAGCTACTATTCCGGTTTGTCCTGGTATTCCCATTCTCTTTTCTCCTATCTCGGCTGGGTTACTCCCCTGCCTGATGTATCTAATATACACCCAATCAATATCCGTGTCAATACCCCAATGTTAAATTTATATAACATTTTTATAACATCAAAAACTCGTTGTTGACAACGTATGCTATAATCTGTACAGGGGGGATTATGCTGCAACCTACACGGCAACCACCACGCCGCACGCTAGAGGCTCTACGTCCCGCTATCCGCCTCATTGTCTGCCCCCACTGTCTATGCCCCGTTCCAACTGATAGGTTCCTCGACCATATCAGGGAGTGTAACCAGCACGATAATTACAGGAGAGCAGGGGGAGAATAAACGGGAAAATGGCTAGCACTGGGGGTTTTTGTCTGTCAACACCTCCTCGCGGTAATTATCAGGATTATCGGGGATGTCCAATGAGTGAACTGGTCACTATCATCGTTACCGGAATACTGGCTATAGCTGCTATTTTAATCTGTGGGGCGGTGTTACTGAGACATGACCGTTGACACTATCGTTAAACGTAATCTCACTCCAAAACAAGAGCGATTCGCCTTGTTGCTATTTCAGGGTTTGTCACAGCGCGAGGCCTACATCCAGGCAGGGTATTCGGCTCGAATGACTGTATCGTCGATGGATGAGCTGGCCTGTAGGTTTGCGAACTCTGTCCAGATAATGTCAAGGACAGCCGAATTACGCTCAAAAGCCGAGTCTGCCGCTATCGGGACAGTCCAGGAGCGGCAGACTATTCTCACGGCTATTTACCGGGCGAAAATAGCTGAGTTTGTGGATGAATCTGGCAATCTGGATGTGCGGGATAAGTCAAAACTGGATACTCCTGCCGTGCGTGAGTTAAAAACTGAGAGGACAAGCCGGGGAGGAATACGAACCACGCTCAAACTAGGCGACCCTGTGGCGGCGATAATGGAGCATAACCGGATGGAGAGGATAGGTGGGGCGGAAACTGTTATCAATTTCAACGAGATAAGAATCATTGTCGAGCGTGAAGCTCGCACTATTGATATCAAGTGTGGTACTGATGCCACTGAGTAAGGCTAGAGACCGGGAGCGTAAGAAACTAATGAAAGTTAGGTTGGAATCCAACCTATTCCCTGACGTTACTGTACAACCCGGTATTATACCCAACTATGACCCGCGGTTGCATAGGGCGGGGGATGTGGTGCGAATCAATGGTATTGTGACGACCATCCCCGAATTAGATGCGGACGGCCATTCAGTATGGTAATGACGCGCGAGGTCAGGGTAATTACCCGCAACCCTCATGCCGAGCAGGAGAAATTCCGTATCTCCACGGCCAAGCGGAAGATTATCAGAGCCGGCCGCCGTGGTGGTAAGACTGTTGGCGTCGGCATTGTTGCGGTGGATGCGTTTGTCGATGGCCGCCGGGTACTCTACACGGCCCCGACCTCAGAGCAGACGGACGCATTTTGGTATGAGATTAAACGAGCATTACAGCCACTGGTAGATACCGGCGTCTACAAACTCAATGAATCAGAGCGGTTTATCGAGCGCATCGGTACGAAAAACCGCATTAAAGCAAAAACCGCCTGGAGTGCGGATACCCTTCGCGGAGACTATGCGGATATCTTGATATTCGATGAGTGGCAATTAACTAATGAGGACGCTTGGGACGTGGTGGGGATGCCGATGCTGCTGGATAATAATGGCGATGCCATATTTATCTATACTCCGCCGTCCTTGCGTTCTGCCGGTGTCAGTAAGGCGGTAGACCCACGCCATGCCGCCAAGATGTTCAAAGCGGCGCAGGCGGACACCTCTGGACTGTGGGAAGCGTTTCATTTCTCCAGCCATCAAAACCCGTATATCTCTCAGGATGCCCTAATCGAGTTAGAGAAGCAAATGAGCAAACAGGCATACCGGCAGGAGATTATGGCCGAGGATGATGAGATACAATTATCCTGGCTGGTCTATAAATCGTTCAACGAGGGGCTGTGCAAGATTAAGCGGTTCGAGATACCGACAACTTGGCCGGTATTCTCTGGGCATGACTTTGGCTCAGCGAACCCCGCAGCGTTATTCTTCGCTCAAGTTAGACTGCCGTTGCCTCCCGGTGCCCCGGCGTACATGAGGATTAACGACTTAGTGTGTTTCAGGGAGTATCTACCTGGCGGTTTCTCGGCCCCGGTACACGTCAATGACTGGCGGCAGATATGCTCTACGTGGTTTCTAGCTAATCCGAAGTGGCGGCCAGAGCGCAGCGTGGGGGGGAATACCACAACTGAGCAACAGACACGAGAGTTATACTCCGCTCATGGCTGGCCGATTCAAGCTCCTAAAATAACCCACGTCAACGCACAGATTGAGCGGGTTATCGGGCTGATGGAACTTAATAAAATCTACTGTTTCGAGGACAATATCCGGTGGCTGGACGAGTTGATGAATTGTCTCTGGGAGCAGGATAACGAGGGCAAGCCGACCAATAAGGTCAGGGATGAAGCGAAATATCATTGCTCGGCCTGCGCCAGATATATCCTGAGTAGTTTCACGCCGGAGACGGTAGTACACAGAGACACTAATTGGCAGGTTTCAACCTCGATAAGGAGCTAACATGGATTTACTTCAGGAAGTCAAAGACGAAGAACGGTTGATGAAACCACTAACCGACAGGATGGATAAGGACATTGCGTTGATAAACGTTGCGGACAGGGTACTACGGGATACTACCGACAACCCGAAGAAAATCCCTAACTCGGTGTTTGTTCCATTGAACGACCTCGCAGTGTTTGTTACGACAGTGGAGTCCTATTTGTATGAGGCCGAGGAGCAATGTGTTGTCACCTCTGAGGATGAGAATCTGGACACGGCGGAGATAGAGACCATTATCAAAGCTATTTGGAAATCAGTAGATGACAGGTGGTCGCAGGGGATTGGCACTGGTGGTAAGCAGCTTACATTCAGTCCGTTTACATTTCAGCAGACGACACGGAGAGGGCGAACTGCCCATCCATGCTACTTCCGCATCGAGAACGGAAAACTTGTATCGGACTTAAGGGCATGGGACAGTCGGTTTGCCACATACAGGATGGATGATGATGGCTACAAATGGGTGGCTTATCATACTATCCGCTCGAAATCCAGGTTACAGGTCGATTATCCCGATTTGAAACTACCGGATAGCGACCAGATTGAGGTGCGGAATATCTGGACGCGGAAAGAAAACATTGTCTATGTGGATGAGTCTATCGGGTTGAACGAGCCGCATCCGTGCGGATATGTGCCGGCAGTGTGCCAGACCGTGCCACTCGGCTCAATGCTGATGGA